AAGACAATCATAGCGCCTCCGCCTAAAAAATCCACTGTTATTTTAAACATTCCGCAGCATATTTTCAAAAGCCTCTTCAAAAGAGGCCCCGTCCTCCGCAAACCGTACCCTGACCTTCATATCCCCTACCCGTACCGCATAAGGATTCCCCACCGCTTCCAGATAGGCCCTCTTCCTTTCCTCCAAAGACAGGCTCCTGTCAACCTCTACCTCCCGGATATCCACAAGCGCCTCTTTCTCCACGGTCCTCACATCCACACCTTTCAGCGCGTCCAATTCCTTTGCCGTCATAATCCCTTACCTTTCCTTTCCAAAATTCATACCAACGGCATGGTATGTACCGCCGGGGAATCCCCGGCTGACGCGCCGCACAAAGGCCCTCAACAAAAACCCGCCTCCGGCAGCCCCATACATCAGGACAAAAAAGAAGGCATCCCTGCCCCGTCCGCAAAAACGCCCTTACAGCCTCGTAACAAAATCCAGCGAAATCCACCCGTTACGCTCCCGCTTATATGACTTCAAAAGCCCCCACTTCCCGGCTCCTTTCCCGTCCGCTTCCTCCACGATGGTAAACGTGCCCGCACCCGTAAACAGCCCCGTCCGGGCAAAATCCGTCCCCGGCCCCTTACGGATATTCAGGTCCGGGATATCCACCCGCACCAGATAGGAAGACTTCCCCGGCAGCCTCTCCATGAACATCACATACTCCGCATCCGCCGTGATAAAAAGCCCCGATTTCAGCCTGTACCACCGCTTATCCAGGCTGATGCCCGTCACCGTATAGATCCCCTCATACACCACCTGGTCCACGTTGTCCCCCATGCAGGGGGCAGTCCGCACATTCACGCCGTCCCTGCCCTTATAGAACACCTTTACATACCCGGACATGGGCTGTACCGGATTGTCCGGGCTGTCCGCACCGTCTCCGGCACTCCCGGCCTCCCCGGTAATCTCTTTCAAGATAGACAGAATCTTCTCCCCATACCCGGCTCCCGCAGCCCAGCCTTTCCCCTGGGGATTCTCCCGGATACCCAGCCACTCCACATAAGGCGCACAGCCCCTTACAACATACTTGAAGCGCGGGTCTATATTTTCATTCACCAGAGCCTCCGTACAGGCATAGGCTTTCAGGTGCTGCACCTGGCACCGTATCCCAAGCTGTGCCGTATCAAAGGACAGCCCCTTCACCCCGTTCTGCGTCACGCCCATACCGGCAAAATTATTCTGCTCCAGCGTCACCGCCGAACCGGAAAACGTAAAATTCCCCGTCTCCAGGCAGGACTGGGCAAAAGCCACGTCACCCCTCACGCCTTCCGCCTCCCCCTCGGACAGATACAGCGGCACCATATCCAGGACCGACTGCGCCGCATCAGGATTCTTCCGCTTCACATACTCCCGCATCTGCTCCGCCGTGGCCGCAGCCTTCCCCATAATTCCCGTAAACCCGGAAACACCGGAACCGCCATCTCCGCCGCTCCCGGTTTCAGAGCCGTCCATAGCCGCCCGAATGTCTTTCCTGAACTGCCCCATAGAAAGCCCAAACCTCTTCCAGATATGCTCCACGTCCCCGTGGTTGCTGGCAATCCCCCTCTTACACCCTTCGGAATGGGAGATTACCACCCCGTCCGCCAGAGGGTCCAGCCCATACATCCGGCACAGATAAGCAAACAGCTCCACAGCATATTTATAAGCGGCAAGCACATGGCTCTCCGTATTCCTCCCATCCCCGGTCTCCGCCCAGTCCGAACCGCCCGTATACCGGATCGTGGCAGGCTCCGTCATCTCCACGCCTATATGCGTCCCGTTTGCGTCACCCCCGCAGTGCCATCCCCGGCAGTCCCAGGGCAGGAGCTGGTACACGTCCCCTCCCGGCTCCACAATGGCATGGACGCAGGCCCCCGCATCCGCCTTATCCCAGTTACTGATAAAAGCGGAAGCCTTCGGCTGTGGACACCCCACCGAATGGATCATCAGCCCCTTCACCGCAATCTTCCTCCCCGCCCGGTAACACCCGGACTTCGTTAAATACTTCTGTATCAGCTTCATACAAAACCACTCTCCTTTTCCCGTTCCCTGCCCGGAAACATTCTCCAAATTCTCCGCATAAAAAAGGCACCAGCTTTTCACACTGATGCCCTCTCATAAAAATCCCAGATTATATCCCCTGCCACACCGTACTGCGCTTAACCGCACTTATCCTCCGTACCGTCTCCTACTCCTTCCCCTTTTCCTCCCGCAACTGCGCCAGAACCCCTTTCAGCTTCTCCGGCACCGGCAGCCCAATCCTGGCCGCATTCTCCAGAATCGAAATCCCCTCATTGGACAGATAAAAGAAAATCACCGCCGTCCGCACCGCGCTCCCGTTCTGAATAATATGCGTGTCCAAAATATGCCCCAGCGCCACCAGACAAAAAATCACAATCTTCTTAAAAATCCCCCGGAACCCCACGCCGCTAGACAACCTCTTCTCCACCGCCGCGGCCATCAGCCCCGTCACATAATCCACCGCCACAAACACCACCAGGGCATACAGAAAACCGTCAAACCCTCCCATGGCCCAGCCCAGGTATCCGCCCATAGCCGCAAACCCGCACTCTATCACACTCACAAACTCCTTCATACAAAATCCCTCGCTTTCTCTGATTTTTCTATGGAAAAAGCGGCCCGCTCCCAAAAGCCGCCGCCCTGTTCCCAATCCCAATATCCGCACACCATTCCCTAACATTTCATCCCATTCCCACACACCTCAGCCCATTTCCCTGCACTCCATACCATTCTCCCATATCCCAAACCATCCCCTGCTCATCCCTGCCGTCCCATGCCGTTCCCGCCTATCTCAATCATTCTCCGCCATTCCATACCTTTCTCACCCCTCCCCACTCGCAGCCTCCGTCAGCGTATAAGTAATCTTCATGGTCTTATTCGCATCCTTCACCACCGCCGAAGAAAGATTATTGATCGTAGCCAGATAAGGCGTCAGCAGATACATATGCCGGTACTCATTCCCATAACTGCCTCCCCACCCCACCAGAAACTGCTTATACTGAAACAGCGGCGTAGCCGCGCTCCCCAGCCTCGCGCTCCCCTGGGTATGGATAACCACATCCTCTGCCGTCACCTGAAAATCCCCGCCCACAATCAAATCCCCAACCAAAGTCAAGAACAGCTCACAAGTCCCCGACTCACAAAGCGGCTTCATCTTAGAAGTAAACCCAAAAGCAATCAGCGACACATCCGCCGTATTCGCCACATTGATCTTATAAATCCCCTTCTTGTCATAGGCCGGCACATACAGATACCCATTCCTCATACAGCACCGGCACTTCCGCTCCGGATAACTCCCGCTCATATCCCGCTCCCCAACGGCCATCAGCTTCGCATTGGAAAGCGTCCACTCCCCCTCTGTCACCGAATAATTCGCCTTGGAAATCCTCACCCAGAGCACCCTGGCGCTCCCGGAAGAATTGCCCTCATTGGAAAACCCGTACCAATACCCGTCCTTCCCGTCCAGAAACTCCCCATACAGCGTATAACTCCCCAGAAACAAAAATGTCTCCACCGAAACCGCATGGTCCTCCAGCACCCTGTAAGAAGAATCATCCAGCCTCTCATTCAGCCCCACACTGAAAACCGGCAGCCTCACCTTCCGCACCCTCACACTGGAATCCTCAAAACAAATCGAATACAGCAAATCCCTCTCAAAATCCATCTCCACTGCTTCAAACAACACAACCTGCCTCGCCTTCCCCAGATCCCCGATATCCAGCTTCTTGATCTGCAGAAATGCGCTGCCATCCCCCACCAGGCTCCCGTACCCGTTCTGCCCGCCCTGGGCGCTGGTCAGCGCCACCGCCGCAATCGTCCCGTTCCCCTGGCTCGGCGTAAACTCCCACACAAACTTATACCCATCCTCCAAAACCTTGCTCTCCGTCTGGTTCAGACTCCCCCTGGCCGCATTCGCCGTAGTATTCACATTATTGGAAGCATAAGCCACCGGCAGATTGTCCGACAACTCATAAATATGCCCCGCATCCTCCTCCAGCGCCTTGGAAAAAAGCAGAATCCCCCCTACCATATTCGGGCAGACCGGCAGCAAAACATCATTCCACGACAACACATCCGCCAGCCGTTCCTCCGAATAAAACACCCCCATGGGGTTCATCCCCAGAATATCATTCACCGCCTCCGTCACCATATTTTCCTCCGTGACCGTCTCCACCTCCCCCGTGGCCCCATCCGTCAGTTCCAGAACCATTGTCCCTTTCAGTTTCATACACGCCCACTCCTTCCTAACCAATCTCAAAAGGCTTCCCAAAAGCCCCGATCAATACCTTCCCCATACTGTCCCCATAACTCCTTTGCACCAGCTCCATGGTCTCAATCCCCATATCCCCGGCAAACACCTTCATCCCCAGGCCGCCGCCCAAAGCAAACCGCCCCACAGATTCCTCCACCGTAACCGTACCGCCCCAGGCAGCAGCCGCAGCCATGCCCTGCCCGCTAATAGAAGCAATACACCTGCCCGTCTCAATCTCCCCCGTGCCGCCCTCCATCCGCAGATACACATTGAACGTATTGGTAATGTTCGGCACAAGACCATCAATCGGATAATACAAAGACAGAATATGCCTCCCGCTCCCCCAGGTCTCCACCGGCCGGTGAGCCAGAATCTCTGAATCATTCAACTCATAAGTAACAAAAACAGCCGCCTGCCCGTCCTCCGTCCAAATGACAGGAAGCTCCACCTCCACCGTGACATTCTCCGTACTTTCCCCGGTTCCGCCATCATCCCCGGCACTCCCGGCCTCTTCTCCGTCACCGGAAACCGCACCAACAGCCACTCCGCCGCCCGTTCCTCCGCCAGCCCCCGCCACAGGAACCGGGACCACAACACTCCCGGACGCACAAGCCCTCCGCTCCACCTGCGCCGCCCTCACATCCAAAACCACCTGCCCGAAAAACTGCACATGGGTCTCTTCCTTCGCCGCAAACTCAATACTGATCACCCGCACCCTGTCCTCCGCCACCACATAAGCAGAAGCATTGGTAAACGTATGAATCCCCACCTTCCCGGCCTCAATCTGGTTCAAAAGCCCGGAAATATTCTTGTCATTCTTAGACTTCGCCTGGGCCAGCCTGGGATTCTTACCCACACATTTCAGGCTCTGCCTCCCGCCAATCCTGCACTGGAAAGACGTGATACAAGTCATCTGCTCCCCGTCCGCCTGCCCGCCCGTAAACGTCAGCACATCCCCCAGATCCAGCGCCGGATTCCCTATGGTACTGGAATCAAAAGGCACATAATTCACCGCCGCCAGGTCAGCCAATATATTCCCGCACAACTGCCTCCTGGTCTCCTCCAGCCCAAACTGCAAAAGCGGGTTCACCCCCAGATTCATGGTCAGCCCGTCGTCCACCTCCAGCCCATAATACTCCGCCGTCTGCGTCCGCAGGTTCGTAGAACTCACCGCCGTATACCTGGTAATAAAATCAGAAAAACTGCTGGAAAACCGATGCCTCCCCTGCACCTCCAGCACCGGCTCCGCCCCGTACTTCCGAAGCTCCAGCCTCCCCCGCCGGTTGATACAGAAAAACCCGCCCAGCACCTGCCCCACAAAAAACAGCACGTCCCGGTACGTCCCAATATCATTCTCCGGATAAATGGAAAGCAGCTCCCTCCCGTTGGGCATACCCTCAATCTCCGCCCTCGTGTTCTCCATCTCCACGCCGCAGGCCTTACAGCACAGTTCCAGAAAAGCCCAGGCATTCCCCACAGACTCAAACCCGTTAAAACTCTTCTCAAACCGCAGCATATAATCATAGGCTTTCAGTTCCAGGCAGTGCAACCTCCGGTTCGCCTCGCTCACCTCAAAAATCCCCATCGGCACTTCCTCAAACCCACCGCCCTCCACCCGCAGATGATAGAAAAGCTCCACCTTCGCCCCGTCCAGCGTATACCGATCCACCTGTGAAAACAACGTAACGCCCATCTCCGCCGCATACACCGTCCCCAGCTCAATCTCCGCGCTCCCGCAACACTGGGCGAAAATATACCCGCTCCCCTTCACAATATCCTCATACCCGAACGGATAGACCGCCCCGCCCTTCGTAGTGATCCGCCCCGTCCAATAATACCTCCGGGTATTCTCCTGCACCGCCCGCAGGAACGCCTCGCTCACCGGATACATGAAAACACCCCCTTCCACGCAAAAAGCACCAGCCATTCCTGACTGATGCCCTATATGAAACCACTTAAATACTTCAAACTTTATTATTTTTGTATATTCCCTTTGTATCTTAAACAGTCTTCACACTTTATGCTACAATCCTGCATCTCAAACACACTCGGATTCCTCATAATACCCACATACGGAATATTCTTGCTGTGACAAATCTCAATAATTTCCTTGCGTTTCTCTGGAGCCATTCTGTTACCTAGAAACACTTTTGTAATTGGATAAAATGCCAAGTTATAATCAGAAGTATTTTCACAACGCATCGGAAGCAGCAATCTCCACTCGTTCTGAAATGCCCAGTCAATACTTTTCCGCAATGCACCATGCGAATAAATATCCCACAAACCTTCCTCTGTAATTTCCTTATCTTGTAACTTAACAATCCGCTCTGTCATATTGGGACGTGTTTTGCAGTAAATCATAGGAAAAAGATTCTGAAAAACCGTTTGGTAGTTTTTATCGTTTGGCAATACTGTGTACTCAATGCAAAAACCTCTATGACAATCTGCGTATGCACCTCCCCACATCAACTGCGAATATGGAGTTGTAGCAAAGCATGAAGTTCTGAATGTATTTTTGATTTTTAGTGAATAATCTTCATAGTCAGCATGAATTATATTTGCCACTGCTTGTCCCAAATCAAATCTTTTAAGCAATTCACTATCCAGCCTCAAAAAGAAATGTTCATTCGACAATTCTTCAATTTTTGAATCCGGTTTCTTTGTAAAAGCAGAATTTAATTTCCCTGTAGCGTTTAATGCGGAAAATAATGCTTGAATCAATACATCTCCAACTTCCTGAACAGAAAGCGTTTCCTCTATTTCAATTTTACAACGTCTACAATACTCAATCAGCCTTAATCTTTGATATTCCAAATAATCAATACTGATATCAGAATCATAAACATCATCAAATTCACATGGAGCCTGCATGAATACCGTATTATTTTTTAGTGCCTGTATAGAATAGTTTACTTCGTGTCCATCTGCCTCCTTCTTTACAACATTCGGAAAATATTTATATAATTTCAGCGGCATATTTAACTTGGAACGAAGGCCAAATTCCTGGCACCCCATATTCTGTATCTCATTAAGATTCATAATCGCACCATTAACAATACAATAAGACGACGCAAATTGAGGAGCCATTTGTCTTGCCGAAAGAAATAATTCATTAATATCCATTGTTTCTCCTTCTTAACCGTATATCCTTTTCCAATATTCATGAATGATTCTGTTTTTATAGTTCAGAAAATCTTGAAATATGTTTTTCCATTATACACCATATTCCGCCAAAAATCATCCACTTTATTCACTCTAAAACTCTAAAACTCTTTCAGCGTAAACGACACCTTCCAAAGCCCCTTAAAAGAAGTATCCTTCACCAGCGCCGCCTTATACCCCTCAACAAACATCTCCGACTCCTTCATCTCCAAAGTCTCCGTATCAAAATACCCCACGGAAATCTTCTCCCTCTGCTTAAACCCCGTCAGCACTTTCAGCCACTTCGGAGAAACAGAGAACGCCACCGCAATAGACACCACCCCCAGCCTAACCACATCCCTCTGGGTAGTCCCGGCTTCCGTCTCCCCGCCGGAATCCGCCTCCACATCAGCCAACTGCACCTCATAAGAATCCGGCAGAGGAAGCAAAACACCGTCAAACACCAGATACTGTACAAACGCCATCCCTATCTCCCTCCCGACCTAAGATTCTGCCTCGCCTGCGCGTCCACTACCACCTCATCCAGCAGCGTGCCGCCCACATACACTGGAATACAGATCGTCCCAAAATTCTCCCCGCTCTGCATCCCCGCAAACATCTCCCGCAGCCCCGAAACCATCTGCCGCACAGCCTCCAGAGAAGCCCCCTGCGCCTGGACCGCCTGCATATCCGCCAGCTTCGGGCTCACCACCATATCCCCGGCCACACCCTCCACGGCTTTCCGCACCAGCCCCCGGCTCCTCTCAATCCCTCTCGCCAGACCGCCCATAAAATCCGGCATCCAGCTCTCATAATCCGTCAAAGGCCCCTCGTCCGGCACAGAAAAATGCAGGAAAGAACGTATCTTATCCGCCACGTCAGACACCGCGCTCACCACATTCCCTATGGCACTGCGGATACCCTCCGCAATCCCGTTGATAAAATCCATCCCCCACTGCAAAGCCCGCCCCGGCAGAGACGTAATAAACCCAATGGCCGACTGGAACCCATTCTGCACCACACTCCCCAGAGAAGCCAGCGCCGAACCAATCCCCGACACCATCCCCCGGAAAGCCTCCACCGCCGACTGCCTCAAATTCCCCGCCACGGAAACCACCAGATTTTTCAACCCGTTCCAGGCAACAACCGCCGCCGAAGACACCACAGACCACAAATTCCCCATAAAATCCCGAAGCCCCGACAGCAGAATAGACACATGGTTCACCAGCCCCTGCACCGCAGAGCCAACCATCTGCCCAATCCCCGTCCAGATAGCAGAAGCCGCCTGCTGGATATTCGTCCAGATATGCAGCGCATCCTCTTTCAGCTTCGTAAAATTCCCCGTCACCAAGTCAATCAGCAGCAGAACCGGCCCCAGCACCACATTCTTAATCAACTCCCAGGCCCCCGAAGCCGCAGCCTGAATCCCAGACCAGATCCCCTGCAACGTAACAGAAAGATTCTCCCACAAAGAGCGGATCATATCCACAATCCCGGCCAGCACCGGATTCTCCATCATGCCCGTCCAGACACTCCCGAAGAAATCCCCCACCGACTGCCAAAGCCCCGACCACCAGGCCGGAATCCCCTCAAAAAACGAAACCAGCGCCTCCCAGGCCGCCGGTATAGTCTCCGTAAAAAACGAACAGATAACCTCCCAGGCAGAAACAAAAAAGTCCCTCACCTGCGCCCAGACCGCATCCACCGCATCCCGGAACCACTCACACTTATTATAAAGCAGCACCACAGCCCCGATCACCGCAGCAATAGCAATGGGAACCCACCCGATAGCCGCCACCACCGCCGACAACGCCGGAACCACCGTCCCCGACACAAACCCGATCACCCCGGAAACAGCCCCCGCAACCTTCGGAACCACCGTCAAAATCGTCCCGACAGCCCCGACAACTTTCCCGACCACAATCAGCACCGGCCCCAGAGCCGCCGCCACCAGAGCCACCGTCACAATGACCTTCTTCGTCCCCTCGTCCAAACCATTCAGCCAGTCCACAAGCCCCTGAATCCACCCGACAACCTGCCGGATAGACGGCATCAGAATCTCCCCTATTGAAATCGCCAGTTCCTCCAACTGGCTCTTCAAAATCGTAAGCTGCCCCGCCAGATTGTCCTGCATGGTCTCGGCCATCCGCTCCGCCGTACCGTCACAGTTATTAATGGCACTGTTCAGCTTCTCAATATCCCCAGGAGCCGCATTCATCACCGCCAGGAACCCGCTCATGGCGTTCTTCCCCACCAGGGCCTCCGCATTGGCCGCCCGTTCAGATTCCGACATCTGCGCAAACGCCGCCCGACAGTCTGTCAGGATATCCCCCAGGCTTCTCATACTCCCATCTGCATTGGTGGTCTGCACCGTCAGCTCCCCGAACGCATCCCCTACAAAAGTCACTTCCCCCGTCAGGCTCGTCAGCATGGTCCGCATAGCCGTACCCGCCTGGGAAGACTTGATCCCCGCATTCGCCATCAGCCCGATGGCCTCCGCCGTATCCTCCGCCGTGAACCCCAAAGCCCCGGCAACCGGCGCGCAATACTTGAACGTCTCCCCCATCATGGAAACATTCGTGTTCGCATTAGAGCTGGCCGCCGCAAGGATATCCGCGAAATGCCTCGAATCCGCCGCCGACAGCCCCAAAGCCGTCAAAGCGTCCGTCACAATATCCGAAGTAACAGCCAGGTCCTCCCCGGAAGCCGCCGCAAGGTTCATGATCCCCTCAATACCCTCCAGCATGTCCCCGGTCTTCCACCCGGCCATAGCCATGTAATTCATAGCCTCCGCCGCCTCGGAAGCAGAGAACTTGGTCCTGCTCCCCATCTCCCTGGCCTTGTCCCGCAGGGCATCCAGCTCCTTCCCCGCAGCCCCGGACACCGCCGCCACCTGGCTCATGGCAGAATCAAAATCAGACGCCACCTTCACCGCAGCCGCGGAAAGCCCGCCCACAGCCGCCGTCACCGGCATCAGCTTCCGCCCGGCCCCCTCAATAGCCGAACCCACATCCCGCAG